TTGAAGAGGAATACCTCTCTGGATTTGATAGCAATGAGGCAGGTAATTATAAGTTTGACATCACTGATTACATTGCGGAGAGTGTAAAGTGACACAAACTGACTGGAATGAATTGTATCGCAGAACCTATGATGCCTACACTTATGCCTCATTTTGTAATGAAGAAGTAAGAGAGACCTTGGGCACATTACTTGATTCACTGATTGACACCAAACCAAAAGAAACAAAATGAACAAACAATTCCTGATTGATGCTCTGGGTGAGACATTTATTGCTCGCACCGAATACTTCACTCAACAAGATGATTCTGCCACGGTAGCAGCACTTTATTCCGAATGGATTGTTGATGGTGTAGATCCAGAGAATGGAGAGTATGAATGGATCTTTATTCCAAATCTTGCGATGCCCAATGAAGTACAATGATTTCGTTTCAGAGTTACTGAAACGTGGTTGCCATTTGCATCGCTCATCGGGCAAACATATCATTTATAGGCATTCGGAACTGTCACGCAATTTGATAATCACCAAGGCAAAGAATGTCAGCCCTGGATTATATCATCAGTGTGACAAGTTACTGACATCTATTGGTTTCTAATGTAAACTCTGGGTCCTTCAAAGTGTTCCTATAGTGTAAGCACACATCAATCAACCCGACACCTCTCTCATGTCCTTCACCCAATTTGTTTCCACTGCTACTCTGACTGTGGTGGATGATTTCAATTTGCTATCTTATCTGGATGCACTCTCTGAGCGTTGCGTGAAAGAAAAAAACTTTATCTTCGAGTATTATGGGGAAATAGAGTTCGGTGAGTATGTTCGTCAAGTCGGCAGCAACATTCTGATTGAATGTGACACTGAAGAATCTAATGGTAACAGTGAAGTCTATGATTGGTTGATTGACCAATTCCTGCCTGTTATGACTTCGGAGTTTGTGCAGATCAAATCTGCAACCATTGATAGTCGTTCTGGTGTGGATGTGAACGTAGAATTTTACACTAAGGATAGAAAGTGTATCAGCACTGATGACATCGGAAACATTCTGAAACAGTATATCAAGATGTCTGCTTGATTACTTTCTGACATCTATTGGTCTCTAATGTAAACTCTGGGGCCTTCAAAGCGTTCCTATAGTGTAAGCACACAACTCAAACAAAGCACATTACTAAAACTCTTCAAGAAACTTACAACGGGTGGGCAAATTACGAGACCTGGAATGTATCTCGCTGGATTCAAAATGATGAGGGTTTGTATAATCGTGCCCGTCGTTATGATAGTTTCACAAAGTTTGCAAGTTCTTTCCCTTACGGTTATGAAACTCCTGATGGTGTTTCTTTTGATTCTATGGCACTTGACCATCAAGAACTTAATGATTTTTTTTCTGAACTGTTTAACTAAAATGAACGAAATGCTTCAAGATCTGTAAACTTTCAAACACACACTTCCGAAACTCAAATGTATCAAATCAAGTATCAGGTTCCTTATCCATCAGCAGGACTATTAGAAGAGTGGAGAACACAATCATTTCCTACAATTGATGAGGCACAAAGAATGGTAATCTTCTATCGTTCTTGTGGTTCACCTGCCAAACTAATTTCATCAAAGTAAATCAAATGACATACAAAGAACTGCTGCTTCAATTACAACAACTCACCGAAGAACAACTCAATCAAGATGTTGCAATCTATGAACCCTGTGCTGATGAGTTTTGGCAAGACAAGGTTGAGTTAGTGTTTGCAACTGAAGAATGTCAGGTGCTCGGTGTAAATCATCCTATCATTCGCTTCTAATGACTGACAAATCAAATGATTAAAAAACATTTATAAATGTAATAAAAAATGTATAAGTGTTGATGAGATAGTTTTCCACAGGTAGAACAAATGTCTGTGGAAAAGTATTATCTCGAAGTGCATTTAGAGTCTTATAAATGTCTCTGGGTGTTGTTATCTAAGCGAGCAGTTTATCACACTTCCGCCCAAATGTCAACACCCCGGAGATACCAAAAACCCACACAGACCTTCATAAAACATCACCAACACTTATAAATAGCACCAACCTACTTGACACCTATCCCAGGGCATTGTAGACTAATCACATACACCAAGGAGCACCATTCTCATGTCGGTATCTTATCTTCAAGGACAGAAACAACGTTATAGAGTAACACTTGAGCTTGATGTATTAAGTGACTTCGACCCACACAATATGGAATGGGAGAAGATTTTTGAACTGGAACCGACCGAGAAGGTATCTGCATATGTTGAGGATCTCGATGTACCTGTGCGCTGGTAACTTATGACCCTGTGGAAAACTTTTTTTCCACAGGTAAGCAACCATTCTCTATAGGGTAAGTTCCCCATCAGTAAGGTATAAGTTTTCCACAGGTTTACGTCATTACTTAGTGTTTCCAATACTTTATACATTTGACCCTGTGGAAAACTATCACTAACCTGTGGAAAACTAATGAACATTTAGCAGTTTTATGTGATACTAACTCTGGGGCCTTCAAAGCGTTCCTATAGTGTAAGAACCACTCAAAACCACTAAATTCTCAAAATGCGTAAGATTGAACGTCAAATGAACCAAGCAATCACCGACAAAGTGAACTGGTGCTCTGGCAATACTCAAGTTCTGTATATCAATGGGGTTTCTTATGTGTATCTGCATCGTAATAAGATTGCAGAGGTAGGTGATAACTTCATTCGCTTATTTGATGGAGGATGGCAATCAAATACAACAAAGTCTCGCCTGAATGCTATTCTTTCGGAGCACGGACTTCCTGGTGAAAGTGTATTTCAAAAGGCATACACTTGGTTCGCTAAACTGTATACTGGCAACGGTAAATTTGCAGTTGTTCCTTTCTTCTCCTCTATGCGTCTGGCATAACACCAAGGGAATGAGATGCGCCCTCTAATAGACACTCACTGTTCACACACTAACTAACACTCTTCTTCGTTATTATGTCCAAGTCTGTTGCTCTCTCTCTTTTGGCTCAAGGTAACACTGGTGCAGAGATTCTTTCAATTCTGAATGCACTCGTTGCTGATAATGTGAGTTTCGATTATATCGAGTCGCCACTGATTGAGTCTATTCTTGGTATTTCTACTCTGAACTGATATAACTCACTGTGTGCCCTCTGGTTGACACTGGGGGGCACTTATGTTATGATATGAGTATCACATAGGGTGATGCGTAAATGACAGCGTTTGGCAGTGTTTTGCGGTTGGTTGTTGATGGCGTTGGCGGGCGTTGCGGTTATAAAAAAGGCAAACTACCCTAACCTACAGAGGTGACAATTCGACCTCTAAATATCACACTCATAAAAAAATTCCTCACAGAAAAAAATGCACACACACTCTCACAGAAGAACACCATACTGGAACTTCTGGAAGGTTGTTCTTGCAGGTTGGTGTATACGATATCCACGAATAGTCTTGGTGCCCGTGGGTATTTTATTGGCACTCATATATAATGCAGTTGTGAAATAATTTGCAACAAAAAAATTTTGCCCAGAAAAAAATGCCCAATACCCACAAAGAAAAAATATACCACATATACGCAAAGGATAGATGTCTATTTCATTCTATCAAAGAAGAAGAGTTCACCACCACCTGGAGCACTCTGAACAATCTGGTAGGTCTAATGAAGACCGACTATACTATCGAAGACCTATCCTATGAGGAACTGATTGTCAATAAAGAAGTATCCACAAATTCTTCTCACTAACAATTGACAAGTAATATATAAACTGTTAAAATTGAACTGAAATTGAATTCAAACTTATGGCAAAAGGATTTACTGTTAAAGCTGCATCTCCAAAGCCCACCTCAGAGGAGTGGGATTACGGAGCAATCAAAGAGCGTATGCGCGGAAAGAGCATAGTATTCTGCTTACCCGGTCGCGGGTGCTCTTTTATCTTTCTCAAGGCATTCGTTCAACTCTGTTTTGATTTAGTACAAAATGGAATGAGTATTCAAATTTCTCAAGACTACTCATCAATGGTAAACTTTGCCCGATGCAAGGTACTAGGTGCAAATGTACTACGTGGGCCCAAGCAAATTCCCTGGGACGGAAAGTTACAATACGATTATCAACTTTGGATCGACTCGGATATTGTCTTTGATTCAAACAAGTTCTGGCAACTTTGTGATCTTGCTCTCTCAGAGGATGGTACGGAACGTGAGATTGTTGGTGGATGGTATGCCACAGAGGATGGTCACACAACCTCGGTCGCGCACTGGTTGGAAGAAGATGACTTCCGCAAGAATGGTGGTGTGATGAATCATGAAACCGTAGAATCTATCTCCAAGCGTAAGAAGCCATTCACAGTTGATTATACTGGTTTTGGTTGGGTTCTGATTAAGCACGGCGTCTTTGAGCGTCTTGAGTATCCTTGGTTCGCACCGAAGATGCAAGTCTTTGATTCGGGTAAGGTGCAGGATATGTGTGGAGAAGATGTCTCATTCTGTCTCGATGCAAAAGAAGCAGGTATGGTAACCTGGTGCGATCCGCGCATTCGGGTCGGGCACGAAAAGACTCGCGTAATCTGATGAAAGAAAAACTTTACAATCTTTTATACAAAGGTCGTAAAATTTATACGAATCTCACTACAGAAGAATGTGGTGAGATTCTTCAAGACTTCTCCGAACAGTTTTATGCCGGAGAAGATGTTGATCCAAATGAACTTGAAATGGAGGAAATTTAATTATGGCAGCAAATCGAAAAACACTGAATGGTTCAGAAGGTATTGCTTCTCATCCAAAGAATACTCGACAGGGTAATGGAAAGCATACAAAGTATACTGCAACTAGCAGGAACACGGCACGAAAACCATCCCGAGGACAGGGTAAATAATCTCTCAAGGCATTCAGAGTTTTCTCTGAGTGCTTTTTTATGATAAGTACTTAAGTGTTTTTATAATTATAATCGCGCTCCGCCGCTTCTCGCTTGAAGAAGACCCAATAGAAAGAACCAATCCAATGAAAACATCCGAAGTCGAGAGAAACATTCGTAAATGGATCAAAGAAGTATCAAAGGTAAGAAAGGAATTAGGTAATTTTTCTATCTGCCCATTTGCAGCAAAGGCAAGATATCTGATTGTGGAGTGCGCTGCGAGCGCCATCGTGCCGGTCGAAGGGTATCAGGTGATCATATATGCCATTGAGGAGTCATTTGACCTTCCAGAGGTTCAGAGATGGGTAAAAATTTACAATGAAAGGTATGATGAATGGAAATTTTTTGAGGATTGTGCTTCTTATGATACCTACATAAAAGATATAAAGACCAACAACGGACTTTATAATTTAATTTTAGCTAAACCAAAAGAAGAATTGCGTGAATTTCGAAAAAAATTGGCAAAAACCAATTATTATGACAATTGGAACGAAGAATATTTAAGGGAAATTCTTCAAGATGACTATGATTTGATTCAAAAGGGATAGCAACCCCTTTAAAAGTTCTGATTTTCTACAAATCAGGAGAAAAAAATGGGAAAACCTTCAGATAGAGACAAAAATTATATGAGAGAGATGTGGGGAACCGAAAAATTAATCACTGACTACACAAAAACTCCATCAAAAATGCTTCGTGAAATCAATAATGATGACTTAACTCCCAAAAAACACGATTTTGTAATACAAAAAGAACTTCACGAAAAAATTCGCAATGATGATGATTATGATGACTGGGAATATGGCACCGAACCAATTCCATTAACCGAATTTTGACGAATAAATAAGATAGATTTATAATATTCAATGCCTCTAGAGCGAGTCAGTAAAGGTTTCAGAGACATCAGTATGTCATTTCAGGTAAATCCCCTGAATTTAGATTTGATTGCCCTGAAAAATGAAACCTCAATTGCTCGCTCCATTCGTAATATAGTTTTTACTCTTCCTGGAGAGAAATTTTTTAATCAAAATTTTGGATCCAGGATAAACAGAACTCTTTTTGAAAATGTTGACGATATTTCTGCATCCATTATTCGAGATGAGATTCAAAATTCACTCAATAATTATGAGCCACGAATTGAATTGATTGAAGTGAATACAACTCCAGACTATGATATTGGAGCATTTGATGTAACAATCAACTATAGAATTATTGGTGCAGACGTTCCTGCACAACAATTACAGTTTGTTCTGCAACCTACCAGATAATCAGGTAAATGCCCCTAGTAAATTTCACAAATCTGGATTTTGACCAGATTAAAGCCACACTCAAAGATTACTTAAAGTCAAATTCCAATTTTACGGATTATGATTTTGAAGGATCCAATCTTTCGACGATTCTTGATGTTCTGGCATATAATACCTATATTACTTCATACAATGCCAATATGGTGGCAAATGAGGTATTCATTGATAGTGCAACACTGAGAGAGAATGTTGTTGCACTTGCAAGAAATATTGGTTATATTCCCCGTTCAAAGAAATCAGCAAGAGCAACTGTAACTTTCTTTGTCGATGCAACAAATATCAATCCGACTCCGGCAGCACTGACATTAAAGAAAGGTCCGATTGCAAGTACTTCTGGCTCCTTTGGAAATCAGTCTTTTATTTTTTCAATCTTAGAAGATGTTACTGTTCCGGTAATAGATGGTTTTGCAACTTTTACAGATCTTCAAATTTATGAAGGAACTCTACTAACTTCAAGTTTTACTTATAGTACAAGAAATCCAAATCAAAGGTTTATACTGCCAAATAGTGGTATTGACACAAGTTTAATTTCTGTGATTGTTAAACCAAATTCTTCACCACAAACTCCTTCCGTAAAATATAGTCTTCAGGATAGTCTATTTGCTATTGATAAAGAATCTGAGGTATATTTCTTACAAGAAATTGAAGATGAAAGATATCAATTATTTTTTGGTGATAACATTTTTGGAAAGGCACTTTCAGACGGAAATTATATTGAAGTATCTTACATTGCAACAAATGGTGATAGTGGAAATGGAGTCAATCAATTTAGTTTTTCTGGGAGATTGACATATACAAGAAATTCTACAGAGTATGTTGTAACTTCTGGAATTTCTTTGTTAACAACCGGTTTGATGGCATCAGGTGGAGAAAATATAGAGTCGGTTGATTCTATCAAAAAGTATGCGCCCAGAATATATGCTTCTCAAAATAGAGCTCTAACATCAAATGATTATGAAACTTTAATACCAGCACAAATTTATCCCGATACAGAATCAATCTCCGTGTTTGGTGGAGAGGAACTTGTTCCCCCACAATATGGAAAAGTTTTTATTAGTATCAAACCAAGAACTGGGGATTTTCTTCCAAATCTAATCAAAGAAAATATAAAACTCAAATTAAAAAAATATGCAGTTGCAGGAATTGTCCCTGAAATTTTAGATCTAAAATATCTTTATATTGAAGTTGATTCAAAAATTTATTACAATACAAATCTTGCACCAAATGCTGCATATGTTTCTAGCATCATTCAATCAAATGCAAATAAATATGCAGAATCTACTGAATTAAATAGATATGGTGCAAGATTCAAATATAGTAAATTTTTAAAAATCATAGATGATGGTCATATGTCGGTTACTTCCAACATAACTAAGATTCAAATGAGGAGAGATCTTAGAATTGTTTTGAATACTTTTGCAGAATATTCTATAGGATTTGGAAATCAGTTTCATATTGGTAGTATGGATGGATACAATATAAAATCCTCCAAATTTAGAATTGCTGGTATTCAGCAAGATGTTTATCTTTCTGACATTCCAAATACAAATAGAACAACAGGTTCTATATTCCTATTCACTGTTCCATCTACATCTTCTACTACTGCAACAATTGTAAGTAGAAATGTTGGAAAAATTGATTATGTAAAAGGAATTATTACATTAAATCCTATTAATATCACATCTGCTAAAGTTAAAGATGGACAGTCTATTATAGAAATCTCTGTTGTTCCACAATCAAATGATATTATTGGATTACAGGATTTATATTTGCAACTAGATATTAATAACAGTAATTTTGAAATGGTTGTTGATGAGATTTCTTCTGGTCTCGACCCATCAGCATCAAATTACATTGTAACATCCAGCTACACTAACGGAAATCTAGTAAGATAATGACCGAAACGAGAATCAAGTTCAGTAACATCGTACAAAATCAACTTCCTTCATATGTTAGGGAAGAATTTCCATTAGTTTCTGAATTCTTATCCCAATATTACATATCTCAGGAGTTTCAAGGAGCTCCAATTGATCTAATACAAAATATTGACAAATATGTAAAAATTGATGAGCAAACAAATCAGGTTGATAGTGCAGTCTTATCATCTGATGTGTCGCTTGTTGATGATACAATTTACGTATCGTTTGAGAATCCCTCAAATGGAACATATGGATTTCCAGATTCCTATGGATTGATTAAAATTGATGATGAGATCATTACATATACAGGAAAAACTGATAGTTCTTTTACTGGATGTATAAGAGGTTTTAGTGGTGTTACATCATATAATAAGCAGAATCAACCAGATGAATTAGTATTCTCACAATCAGAAGTTGCAGAACATACTTTCGGATCAACAATTATAAATTTAAGTTCTTTGTTTTTAAAAGAATTTTTAGTCAAATCAAAGAATCAATTACTTCCAGGATTTGATAATAGATCTCTTTACACAAATTTAAATCAATCTATTTTCATTAAACAGTCTCAGGATTTTTATCGGAGTAAAGGAACCGATGAATCTTTTAGGATTTTGTTTAAAGTTCTTTATGGAGAAGATGCATCAATAATTCGCCCGAAAGAAAATCTTTTTAGATCATCAGATGCAAAATATTCAATAACCAAAGATTTAGTTGTTGAAAGTATTTCTGGTGATCCAGAAAATCTTATAAATTCTACATTAATTCAAGACACTTATGATAATATTTTTAAGGCATATGCACCAATCACAAAGGTTGAAAAATTAGTATCTGATTTGGGCAAAACATATTATAAGTTAAGTCTTGATGGTGGGTATAATAGAGATATTAATGTAGATGGATCGGTATATGGCAATTTTTCTGTTCATTCAAAAACAAAATTAATTGGTCAAGTTTCTACTGGAACTACAGTACTATCTGTAGATTCAACAGTTGGATTTCCTCAAAGTGGAGAATTGTCAGTAGACTATACTGATGGTACTACGGGAATTATATCATACTCTTCAAAGTCATTAAATCAATTTTTTGAGTGTCAAAATTTATCAGGAACAATTTCTGATGGTTCAAATATTGGAATTAATACTTATGCATATGGTCAAGTAGTTGTCGGAACAACAACAGAGACTATCAAAGTAAGAATTAATTCTGTTTTAGATAATCTTAATGTTGTAGATGATACTTATTATTATACTGCTGGTGATACTGCAGTAATTAAAACTCTTGGAGTAAATGAGAAAGATTCACCATCGAACAATTGGTTATTCAATATTTCAACTTCTTATGATGTAATATCATTATCAAGAATTGATAGTTTAGTTAATTCTTATACTATTGTAACCGGAACTGATCATATCTTTAAAATTGGAGATAGTTTAAAGATTATAGATGAAAATAACACTGAAAAAATTTCAACAATTAGTGACATCACATCATCAAAGTCATTTACAATAAAGGGGCAGGGAGAATTATCAACAACATCTTATTATACAATAAAAAGAAATTTATCAAAAGTAAATTCTGTAAACTTCCCCTCAACATCGGCAGTAAATGCAGATGTTCAAAATGTGTACAAAATTAAGGATAGAATATTAGTTGCATCTCCTTCACTACCATATTATGGTGAGCAATCTCTTAACGTTACGGATAGATCCTTAATTTTTTATGGAACATATAGTAGTGACACCTTCAATATAACTTCTTCGACAGATCATGGATTTTATACTGGAGATTTAATTTATTATACCCCAGAAAAAGTTATTGTTTCTTCCACAGATTCTGATGGGAAGATACAATCAACAGAAGTTACTCGAAGTTCTTTATTTGATGAGGGACTTTATTATATAAAAAGAGTAAGTTCAACTAGTGTTAAATTTGCAAAAAGTGAATGGGATATATTAAATTCAAATTTTATATCTGTAAGTAGTACGACCACTGTTAAAAATAATAAACTAGAACTTTATAATTTAAAGTCAAAAACTTTAAAATCCCAAAAACTTTTAAGAGAAATTTCTCCTTCAGAAAGTGATGGTGAGTTATATCCAACAAAGCCTGGATTAACAGGAATATTGATTAATGGTGTTGAAATTTTAAATTATAAGTCAAAGGACACAGTTTATTCAGGACCACTTGAAGATATTCAAGTAATTTTTTCTGGATCTGGATACGATGTAATCAACCCACCTGTTTTAAATATTAGCGATTCTGTTGGAAGTGGGGCTACCGGATATTGTGCAGTAAACGGAATTTTGAGCGAAATTAGGATTATAGATCCTGGTTTTGATTATGATGAAACTCCGATTATCAATATTACTGGTGGTAATGGAGTTAATGCAAAGGCATTAGCAAATATGAAGTCAATAACACATCAAGTATCATTTAATTCTCAAGGAAATTCTGCACTTATTGGGTTGGGAATTACTTTATCCACTATTGGATTTACTACTTATCATAAACTTAGAAATTCAGAAAAAGTTATTTACCGAACAAATGGAGAAACATCTATTGGTGGATTGTCAACAGATTCTGAATATTATGTTTCGGTACAGACTCCATATATTATAAAATTATATAATACTTTAGATGATTCTGTATCTGGAATCAATACAGTTACATTAACTTCTTATGGTACAGGAAATCATACGATTGAAGCATTTAATAAAAAGTCTATTCTAGGTTCAATCAACATAGTTAATTCTGGAAGTAACTATCAGAACAAAAAACGAACCGCACAACACACTGGTGTAAGTACATCATTACATTCTATTGAATTAAAAAATCACGATTTCAAGTCAGGAGAACTTGTAAGGTATACGACAGAAGGAACATCTATCGGTGGATTGTCAACAAATACAAATTATTATATTACAAAAATTGATACCGATAATTTTAAATTATCACAGATAGGATCTGGATCAATAAATCAAGATTTTTATTATCAAACAAATCAATATTTAGAGTTTAGTTCTGTTGGATTTGGAACACATATTTTCAATTATCCAGATATTTCAGTAGAAGTTATTGGAAGAATCGGTATTTCTTCTACTAATGGCGAAACATTCCAGGCAGTAGTTCAACCAATTTTTAGGGGAAATATTACATCTGTACATTTATCCTCAGGTGGAACTAGTTATGGTGCAGAGATATTAAATTATAATAGATT